CTTCAACATCTTGGTGCCAGTATCTACTTTTTTAACGCAACCTTGCAGGTAGCGCATCACTGTCATTATGTCTATTTCCAGCTCTTTAGCAGCTTTGCGCCTGTCTTCGGCGGTTACTTCCGGCTTCAATTGGGTTATGCGCTCGGTCAACTTGTGAATTATCACTTCTTTGCTTTGCATAATTTTTGCTTACTTTGTTACTGTTTTCTATACAGCAAATATAAGAGCATTTGTTCTAAACTACCAAATCTTTAAGAACATTTTTTAGAACTTTTTTTAGAGCTAATTAAAAACATGGTTATAAAACCGGATATATTAAAAAAAACACGCATAGCAAAAGGGCTTTCTCAACAGGAAGTTGCTGATTATATCGGGGTTGCACAACGCACTTATAGCATGTATGAAGACGGTAGCCGAAATCCAAAGGTTGATAAAGTGGTTTTATTGAAGCAAATTTTAGACCTGAATGAAAATTCAAATGTTCTAAATGAGAGCAAGGTAGAGCAGCCCAAAGAAGATTTTTTAACAATCCGGCGCAATAAAAAACTTTTATACAATGCCTTTATGGTGCCGTTGATACCAGTAAAAGCGCAAGCCGGGTACATACGGGCGCACGACCAAACGGTATTTATGGACACCCTTGAAAAATATGCTTTGCCCCCTGGTGTCGACCCGCTGGGCGCAATATGGGCTTATTGGGAAGTGCAAGGCGATAGCATGGAGCCAACACTATCAGATGGTGATTATATACTCGCTACGCAAGTGCCGCGCATGGACTGGGACCAGCTTAGGAATTTTTATACCTATATTATAGTAACAGATGAAAGGGTGCTGATTAAAAGAATATTTTGCCAAAACCCGCTGGAATGGGTATTAATTAGTGATAATGAAGAACGGTACCCCCAGCAACTGTTGCCCGTGGAATACGTCCGGCAGGTATGGGTATTTAGGCGGCACATTAACAGCAAGGTTCCGCCGCCAAAGAAATTTGAAATTAAAGTGTAATCAAAAACCTAAATTATTTTTTATGGAGAAATTTCCATAACTCCACAATTCCATAACCAAAAAACCTAAATATATGCGTTCAGATGATTTGCTTTTAATAGCTGCGTTGGCTTTAGTAGCCAATGCGATTGTGCTTTATTTCATTATTAACTCCGCCACTGCTTCAAAGAAAAAAGTGAAAATAATGGAGGCGCAATTACTTTTGCTTGCTGAAATGGCCAAAAAGCAAGGCGTTGAGGTGGACGAAATCACCAAAATTATTAACCGAGCCAAATAATGCACATTCTCATTGAAAAGCCGCCAAATAACTTGATAAGAGGCACTGTTCACTATGATAATTTTCAATTCATGATTGATAATTATTTGGCAAAAGTAAAATATCAAGTCATGTGGAACCTGCGAAGCATTGAGAAGGAAATAGAAAAAGAGGGCGGCACAATAATTATTAGAAAATTTGGTAAAGTAGACTTAACAGGCTTTTCCCCGGCACTTAGCCAACAAATATTAGCACTTATCGCAGAAGGCATCAAACAGGGCCACTGGGGCTAAATCAACACAATTTTGGACACTACCACCACAGACGGGCGCATGCTGCAACTTATAGAGATGCTACAGGCCAAAGGCATTATCCGCTTTGAAAAAGAGTTTACGGATGCCATCGGCATGCAAAAACAGGTATTGCCAGCCATCAAACGGGGTGCACAGTCTTTTCGTGTCCACCATATCCAAAAAGCCTGTGAGCTGTATAAAGTAAACGCCAACTGGATATTTGGTTTACAAAACACGCCTTTTAGGGCAAAAACCACTTAAGCCATGGATGCCATCGGCTACGCCCGCCTTTCCGACAAAAACGAGTCTTCCAACTCCATCAAATCGCAGGTGAAGCGCATTGAGGAATATTGCGCCGCCAATAAACTCACTTTGCTAAAAACTTTCATTGATGATGGCCGCAGCGGATGGACATTTGACCGCCCGGGCTTTAAAGAGCTGGAACAGTTTTGCAAAAAGAATAAGGCCGTGCAGTACTTGGTTATTCCCCATTTTGACCGATTCAGCCGCACGGACCCAATTGATGCCATGGTAAAGGAGCGGTATTTCCGCGACACGCTCAACGTGAAAGTGTTGCAGGTGAGTGAGCCGGTGGATATTGACGTGAATAACCCCACCTACCTGATTGTAAGGTTTATGCAGGCTTTTGCCAGCAATGAGGAAAGAAACAGGATAGTAGATAGGACCATTACCGGTATGCGCTACAGCTTATCACAGGGCCGGTATTGTTCTAATGCGCCGTTTGGGTATAAAAATAGCCGGGATGAAATGGGCAAGCCTTTGCTTATCGTCGACGAAGAACGCGCCCCGGTGATACGGTTTATTTTTAACCAGTACTTAAAAGGGGAGGGGCTGGAAGAAATTGGCCGCCTGGCAAAAGCCAAAGGTTTTACACGCAGCGGTAATTCAGCCATCACCCGGATATTACAAAACCCGATATATGCAGGGCTGGTAAATGTACCGGCCTATAAAAACCAGCCTGCACGGGTGGTAAAAGGCTTGCATGTACCCATTGTTTCAGAAAATGATTATTATATGGCCATGGACAAACTGAGCGGTAAGAATTTCCGCCACCAAAATAATGAGGCAGTACCCTTGCGGGGGGTGGTTAAGTGCCATTGCGGTAAGCTGTTGACGGCGGCCCCCAGCAAGAGCAAGACGGGCAAGTATTATTGGTATTACTTCTGCAACGACCACCGCAAGGCTAATTTTAGTGCCAACAAAATGCACGGGCAGTTATTGGCCATACTGGATGAATTGACGATGGATAAAGAGAGTGCGGAACGGATTGCAGCGGCCTCCCGGGCTGCCATTAACGAGCAAATTAATACCAGCACTAAACAGCTTATGAAATTGGATTTGGCCATTCAAAAAGCTGGACATGCCATCAGCGCCATTGAAGAAAAGTATCTATTGCAACCCGATATTAGTCAAGCCACGTATAATAAGGTGATAAAGGAAAAGCGCATACAGTTGAACGAATTACAGGCCCAGCGGGCGGCTTTCAGCACGGATGCATATGTTTTATTGGAGCAGCTCAATATCGCCTTATCCACGCTTACCAGCCTGCGCCAGCGGTACGAACAACTGGACGTGCTGCACAAACAAATTTTTTTTAAACAAGGGTTCGGTTCAAACATGACCTATACAGACGGGATATATCGAACTCCATTTATTAACCCCATTTTTAACGCTAACGCATTGGTACTAAAAGAAAAAGGGCTGCTCATTATAGAGCAACCCTCTGAAAATATCGCATTGGATAATGAATGTGCCGCTGGCGGGACTTCTACCGAACTGGCGGCGTTGTTTGCGCTGGCGAAACTATTTGTGGCGTGAGTGCTAAAGCTTAATTTTCAATATTTGGCCTGAAATTTTTACGGTTTTTTAAAGCCAAAGCCTCCTGAATGCTCATATCTTTTTCTTGTGTTGCGCTCCAGTTGTCCCGCATCATACGGGCAAATTCATGGCCGCTTTCAAAAGGCACAAGCATCGGGAATAAATACAGGGCTTCGCACATTTGCAGGTACTGTTTTAGCACCGGCCAAAATAACCCGCGCTCAAAAGCGTTTATTGTTTTCCTTGCCAATCCCGTGCGGTCGGCAACATCTTGCTGTGTAAGCTTAAGTTCTAACCTGCGTTGTTTAAAAAAACCCGCTATATGTAAGCGGGCCTCTTCTAAAACTTGTTCGTTCATATTAATTATTTTTTAAAGACAAAAACAATTTTCTAAGCTTGTCAAAAGCAACCCACGATGCAGCTTTAAATGGTTCGTTTTTTTCAAATTGGGCTTTTATTTCAGCTTCTTGAACGTTTTTTTCTTTTACCCAAGCTGCATAAGCCTTGCCCCTTTTTACCTTCCAAGTTTTCGGTATATAATCAAAAGATTTTTCTGTAATAAAACTATTGTTCAGCTCAATTTCTTTTTGCAAAGTTTCAATTTGCATCAACATTTCTTGCGTTAAGTTAACTTCATATACACCAAAAAAACGGTCGCTATCGGAGCATGTGGCAGATTTCCAATAATCAACATTGGTAGGGTAATTTCTTGCAGCGGGGTATATTTTGCATCCAAAATAATTGCCATTGTGTAATAAAAAAACTGAAGGTTGGTTAAGGTAGTACTCTGTGCTGATGATAACGTGTGCTTGTGTCATTTTGTTTTCGCGGTGTTTATTGAGTTGCCCCCTCATCTGTTTTGTTACACAAAGATAGTAACAAATTTGTTACAAAGTGCAATACTGACAAAATATTTTAAAAATATTTTTTTGGGTTGCTATTTTGGCAAAATTGATACCATGGCTAAAGCGTTGTGAATTAAATAGTTAAATAAAAAATGAGTTGTTAAATACAGCTAAATTAGCCCATGGCTTTAACGGGTGCTCAAAATGGCGTTTTTTAGGCGTGAAAATGGCTGAAACATAATAACTATAAGGAGTTTAACGGGTGCCCAAAAAAAAGCCACCAATTACGGCGGCTTCAATTTCCTGGCCTTACTACTAATGCTTTTTACAAACATTTTCACTCGGCCTTATGTGTAATTTGTAACCATTAAGCTTGCGGACCTTTACCGCCGAGTTATATTAATGTTCGCCACTCCTCGAACTTGTTTTGTTACGCTTAGGTTATTTCGTTGCGCAAATGGGATTTGAACCCATGACCTGTAGGTTATGAGCCTACCGAGCTACCACTGCTCTATTGCACAAAGCAAATATACAAACATTTTTACAAAACAAAAAAGCCACCCTTAAAAAAGGGCGGCCAAACCACTACATGAGAAAAACTAACTATTTAAACGGGTTATACTCCAGCTTGTTTATTAAGTCGGCAACCGGCACATCTTGCACTGTGTCGCTGTTGTCATTCGGAAATATCATGCAATGGGTAATATTATGCGTTGTTAGGCTTATGACGGCCTTAAAACAATAATAAGGCACAAACGCATGGCCTATCTTTTTGCTCCAGCCATAGCCTCCGCAGATAATTAATAAACTATCCGTTTGGCTTTCTTTGCGGATAATAGTTTCCCAATGTTTCCAAATTCCCCGGTTTAAACGGGGTGTTTGTGGCAAGCAGTTGTAAAAATGAAAAGTAAGGCGTTCGCGGTCGCAATCGGCGGCCTCGTCCTCCGCATTGCATAAATGGCCTTCATCATAACCGCTGGCTGCATAATCCGCCGCCGTTGCACTGCTGTCAAGCCCATCCGTGGTAAACCGCATACCCGACCGTGAGCAATCGCCGCCGCCCTGGTACAGCTTATAGGTTACATACAATGGCTCATGCAAATGGTAACTAAAATAACTGGTGTACACCTCGTTTTTAATCACGGTGTCCACGGTTTGCGAATTGCAAATTATTGGTACTATAAGTACCCAGATTAAATGGTAAATATTTTTTTTCATGGTTCAAATTTACTCCCCATTGGGTGTAATAATAATACGTTTACTTTTTTATATTACAACGGGTATAATTTATTTTTTAGGAATTTCTTGTAGGCTGATAAGCTTGTCAATATACCACTTTGCTTTGCGCAAGTCTTCCACGCCGTTTTTTCTTTTCCAACGCCATAAATATTTAATAGCATTGCCAGTACACATGGCCTCTATGCCAGTTAATTCGGTGACAGCAGATTCAATTGCGTCAATGCATTCAATATTGCCGCTGGTATAATGGGCGGGATGGTTTACGTTGTCTTTCATATTAAAATAAATGTGTTATTGTCGCAATACGGCCGTGTTCGGGATGGTGAACAAACGCCTCAATAGCTTTGGGAGCATGCTGGTAACCGTTACGGTGGTGCCAGCTGTCGGCCCCGCTCGCACTTCTCAACGTCTGCACCGTTACGCTCATGTGGTCCTTGCCTCTAAAATGATGCAAATGATTGGTGTAAAAATACCGGTGTTTGCATGCGCCCCAAAATTCCGCTTCGTGCGCCATGAGCAAAGGCAAATCCGCCTCTTTAGCCCCGTCGCCGTGTGATGTACCTATCAGGTTTTTGTAATACCTAAAATACTTTCGGTGCGCCGGGCTGACATTAAAGGTAATGCCCTCACAATTCCTGAACCACGCTTCTATGGTTTGCGCCAGCATAAAACCACTTACATAGTCATGGTTGGACGGGTCATATTGCACGTGCACCGGGGCCACTGTCAATAAGGTTTCTATGCACTCAATTAACAGCTTTTGGGCAATTTTAAAAGCATCAAACCACATTAATTCGCTATCCTGAAAAGTGCCGCTGGTAGTAGTGCTTTTGGCATTGTCAACGTGCAAAATATCATTTCCTATAATCAGTAGTATTTTTTCAGCATTGAAAGAAGCCGCTTTTTGAATACAACCCTCAATGCCAGCTTTTACTCGTTCAATAGCTATTTGGTGGTTATATTCGTCTCCCGTTTCAAAAGCCCGGCAAAGTTTACCTATATGAATATCAGCGGGGGAAATTACCAGCAAGTGGGCATCTTGTATTTGTGGGTATTTTATAATGGGGTACCTGGGCGCGTATTCTTTCATTTCAGCAATAACGCTGTCTTTCAATTCCCATAGATGGATTTCTTTACCCTTTACAAATACCGAAAAATGTTTGCCTTTATGCCAATAGTGCTTAACATCTTCAACAGGTATCCCCTTTTCTTCGCATTCTTCAATAAGGGCTGGGTGGTTTTTATGCCGCTTCGTGCGGTCAAATGCTGGCAACTTGCCCTCTTGGCGTAAAAATGTTTTTTGCTTTAATACATAGCCAGCGGTAGAGTTGAACATTTTGGCGATGGCTTCACTATCCTTGTTGGGGTCTTTTAATATTTCGGCCCGTATTTGGTCTTGCAAAGTTTCTGCCATAACTACATTTATTTAGGTTCCGTCTGTTGCCAAGTTTTACCCATAAAAAAAGTAAGCGTGTCGCTCCATTCCCTGCCCCAAAGTACATGCTCCGTTTTGTGCCGAGAAGAGTAAAGATGAATATTACACAACACCCTTGCGCCTCGGTAGCAAGTACTATATTTAATAACTGTCATGGTGGTTAAATCATCCTCTACAAGTTCACGGTCGGCGGCACACCCTAACGTTAACAGTATCAAAGCGATAAAAATATATTTAGCCATAACTACGGTTTTTAGGTAGGTTTTGGCAAGCAATATTTTACGTAATCCCCAACATATCTTTAATAAAATCAACGCCTTTGTAAGGGTCTTCCGGCCCTTCTATCTTGTGAAACGTAATAAACTTTTTTATTACTATTTGCTTTGCCTCGCGCTGGCTTTCTGCTGTCACGGGCATCCAAAGTTTTTTGCCGTTCAACTCGAAAAAAACCTTGTAGTTTTTCATACACCTAAGGCTTTTAAAGTGTCCGGGCCACATTTACCATCCACGGCCAGTCCCTTGCTGCCCTGAAATAGTTTAACGGCGTTTTCCGTGTGGCCTAAATAATTGCCGGTGATATACTTGGCTTCCAAAAATCCCAAGTTGCATAGCTTGGTTTGTATAAGCGTAACCGCTGCGCCAGTCATAATGGGCGTAGTGTTTTTGTAGATAACCTGCGGGGCAGGTTCAGGTGTTGCCACTGGCTCCAAACCATTACCGCTAAGTAATTCCACTACGTCATTATACAGGCTCGCAAACCCTTTTATTTCGCCCTTGTCGGCCACGGCATTATCGTCGCCCAGTATCCATTTTTTGTTGTATTGGTCATACAACTCAGCTCCGCTGGTTACGCCCGGCGCACCTACAAACATATTTCGGTTTAGAATGTACACGGCCATGGAAGAAGCGCAATCCTCCCACGCTTTAAAAACGCAAAAGCGGCGTTTGTTTTTCATGCCATCCACAAAAACGGTAGTATAGATAACGTTTTGCGCATATTTCCATTTGCCGACGTCGGCTTGGAAATTGAAAGGGTTGGTGCCTGCCGTTACCTTGTTCAAGCGGCTGCTCTCCCAATAAGCAATAGACACATGCGCCGCAACCTGGTCAAAGTTGGTATACAGCGTTTTTGCGTGCGCAATAAAGTCGGCCTGCGGTATAGCACCCATGAACGGCTTAATCTCCGGCAGCTCATCATAAGCATTTGGTACGTCTTGGGTTAATGGGACCGTTAAAATTGTACTCATGCCATTCTGTTTTTCCTCAACCATTGTTGGTATTGGTAAGGGGTTATAAAATCATTTTGGTAAAGCCAAGCGACTATTGTACGCATAGGTTAAATATTGGTGAACAATGCTTTTAAACCTCCGACTTTAAAAAAGTGAACCACTTTTAAACCTATAACGGTAATTAGTGCGCCAATGGCTGCCAGCGCGATTATGCGCCATATATTACGCCTGTGTTTCAGTTGGCCTTGTATTGTATCGTTTGCGCCCTTAGCCTCGGCTAATGCCAGCTTATAGCTGTATGCAGTGTCTGTGGCCTCTTGTAACCTACGCTCGTCTACTAACTGCACCTTTACGCTGTCGTGTATGGTTACTTTTTTTGTTATGGTTTGCGTAACCGTGTCGTGTATGTAGTTAGTATGCTCTAAGTGAACGCCGGGCAAAAATTTATACGCCGTGTCGGTGGTGTTAATGGTGTCGTGTAACAACTGCACTACGCTATTTTTTACGCACGGGTTCAACCTTGCCCAGTCTGCGCCCACTCTATTAAAGGCAGAGGCGTTAACCTCTACCTTTTGGATGGCTTTTGATATCGGGCTGCATCCGCTAAAATGCAGCATAAAAGCTAACAGCACGGCGGCTGCAATAACCCATTTTATTATGCTTAAATAGTTGGGTTCGTTACTTGGCGGCAGGGCTGCTGTTTTCATCGCTGGTGGTTTTTTGTGCAAATTGAGATACCGCTACAATGGTTGCGCCCACCCAAATAAACGTGCTGCCAATAGCGGCCAGCTTAGCGGGTACATTGTGGATGGTGGCAAAGGCTGTACCTAAACCGCCAATGCCCACACCAATCACTTGCAGCTTTTTAAAAAATGCAGGCACATCGCTTGTTAACCTGTTAAAAGCTTCGGGAAAAAAACCTTTTTTCATAATTGTTTATTTTTTGTAGTGATAATGTTTTTTTCTTAACCATTCATTGCGCCATTTCCACAAGGTATATAACCCCGTAACAGTACCGGCGAATATTGCAGCAATACCTGCCAAATCGCTGATTGAGGGGTTAATCCTACCAAGTAGATACAATAGTATTGCGCATGCCGCGCCCCCTTTGCTCTTCCCGTCTGGCCCATGTATTTGCAGGTGCTCCACGTATATTGTTTTTTAATGCTTAGGAGAAAAATTATTAATTGCAAAAAAATGTAGTTTTTTACGGGATAAGCAAATTATTTGCATATAACCCCATCGTTTGTTCAACCGCCCAAACAGTGTTTGCAAATGCAGGTTGCCCGGCTATTGCATTTGGATGTTCCCAAGTCGAACTTGTTTCACTGGCAAGGCAATATGTCGCGTTTGCCGGATAAGCCGTTGATACATCTGAAGCCGCCAAATCCCAGGTTGGATTAGCTGTTTTTAATTCACTAATAGCTGCCGCTAAGTCTATGCGATACGATTGTATAATTGTTTTGCCCGAGTAATCACTATTGCTTCCACTATACGATGCATTAGCCGATGACACGGCACTGTTTGGTATGCCTGGGTGGATAAAAGACCCTTTTGGGTTGATATGGAAATACGCTGTTATAATCTGCTTTAAAGCCTTTTTGTAAATTCCGTCAGTACCATGTGACGGACACAAGTTAGCGGTGCCTGAAACAGTATCATTCATGCCAAGGCTACACCTTACCAAGTTTGCATATTTAAACGGCGTGTCAAGGTGGCCGTTTGCCACCTTCCAAGCCCACTGGCTTGTAGTTGTGCCTGCAATTCCTATATTACGTGTTAGCACGTCAAACCCCGCAGCTTGGTACTTTCTTTGCAAAATCATCGGCCAACTTCCTGTTATAGTTCCACTGGCAAGTTCAACGATTGGAAGAGCGGAGGACAATTCTGTTTGCCCACATAGGGAATCGCCTATTTGCAATATCTTGTACTTTGCATCGTAGTTATCGCCCATCCACAATTGACACCCTTCAAATGTTAGTTGCCAGTTTACACCCGTAGTAGAATTTACAGCCCAATAGAAATCAAGGTATTCCCCACAATTTAGTATTAATGGATTTTTAGAGAAATCTATGGTATAGAAACCACCGCTTGAGCCAGGTATATTGCCATTATAAACTTGGTAAGCTGTTGAAAGATACACCGTGCCAGTAGTACCGTCAAGCGTATTGTTCAAACTTAAATACTTGAAAATATGCAAGTCAGCAGCGCCGGATGCCTGTATGTTGATTTTGTCAATAATTACCTTTTTTCCAAATGGACATTGCACAACAAGAAATTGAGCATTTTCTGCATTGGCTGTAACAGTACCAGGCGTAGCATACAGCCACCCATTCTTATCAGTTATTCCACTACCGGGGGTTCCCCAGCCACCTGTACTATTTTTATCAAGCAATGGTAACGGAAGCCCGTAATGTTGACGCTGCCATTCTAGGGTTGTTGGTTCATTTATCAATCTACTAACTAGTGCTGGTAATGACATATATGAAATGTTTATTGTTGTACGAATTTTGTAAGGTTCCAAATACCTGAATAATAGCTATATGCGTATTGTGCAGGATAGCCGCCTGCATTCACTGTATCATTTGCAACAAAGAATTGCTGCGAAATGGATGTGTTAGTGGTAAGGGATGCAGCCATATTTGCGTAGGTGCTGCATGTCCAATATTGGGTGTTGCCGATTGTATAGTACGAGCCTGTTGCTGTGGTTTTATATGTTATGATGTTGCCAGAAGTAGCGGGTAAAGTATCATTGTAAGTGTTCGTGCCAGGGTCTGCCGGGATAAGATATGTTGTGCCGCTGCCCGACCCTTGGAAATATAATTTTTTGCCAAATGCAAAACCGGGCGATTGATTAAACTTTATACCGTTGTTAGCATATAAGTTTAGTTGATACGGCGAAATATTTAAAGTGGCACCGCCACCTATATAAGCGGAATCGGCACCGTTTAAATTAAATACCATTTTGTGAGGGCCTACAGTGTTGTATGTGGTTGAGCTTTGAAAAATGGCATTATTTGTTGTGATATTATTGTTGGTTAATGTTGTTTGCAATGTAGGAATGGCAGTGGCCGCACTATCGGCAATGCGCCTAGCGGTTTGCTGGCTTGTTACACTGTTTGTATCGGCAAAAAGGGTTATGTATTTGCCTGGTAATGCGGCGAATGCGCTAAGGCCATAGCCGGTACTGATATCGCCAGCACTCCAACCGAAATTGGTTGTACCATCGGCAATGCTATCCATGTTCAGCCGCGCAAAGCTTTTGTAGCCGTTCCAATAATAGCCGGGTGTATTGGGCGGGGTAAGGCTGCCGCCGCCTGCGCTTACAATGTCGGAAGGTTTTAGGTGTATAATCTCCCCACGGCCTGTAGTGTCTTTACCTAATATTACCAACCCGGCGGGGTTGTTGTACTTGGTTAAAAAACGGGTACGCCCAGCACTATCTACCCAAAATGGTTTTATAATACTTGGATTGTTGGTTGAAGCACCAAATAATAATCCCACGCCCGTGCTGTCTAATTGCAAACTGTGGTCAGAAACTTCAATGGGTGTGGGATTATTAATGTAATAGTTATAACGCAACACACTTTTGTTTGGGAAAAGGTCAAATTCATTATAAAAACCTCTTGACGGTGTAATATTCCCTTGGTTATTGAGGAATGCATAATTGGTGTCAAAATGTGCAGTAACACCTCCGATGCCAGTAGGCCCATAACCATACATTTCCCACATGTGGCCGTAGTTATATATGCTGTGGTCGTTGCGTAAGGTGTCGCCATCAGGGACCGTCATTGTATGTTCCCATGTCGCATTGCCAACAACCCTATTCAAACTATCTTTTAAAGCGGTGTGTGTTACATAACCGGTGCCTGTACTATCCTTTTTTAGCAAAAAATACCCCGTTACGCCGGAGGTATCTAACTGTATATTAATGTTTGGATAGCTGCCCGTGACCACTATACCAAGGCTGCCCGTTATATTCACTGGTACCGGCGCTGTGGGCAACGTTGCTAACTGGCCTAAACCATTGATGTATTGGGTACTGTTGCCCGCTGGTATAAGCAGGTAACTTCCAAGCTTGTAAGTCAGGGTAGCGGTGTCAACCTTGCCGTTAACGCGGTTGCTCAGGCTAGTGGTGTCTATGGAAACGCCGCCTGCCACGCCGTAATAATTGCCCCGGCTGTAATAATACAGGCTATCGCCTTTTACAAATACTTGCGGGGTGGTGTCTGCATCATTCCTCACAAAAGCATACTTGCGGGGTACATGCAATGCGCTGTCAGGCTTAAATCGGTTGGCCCATACGCCGTATGTGTTGTTTTTAGATGGGTATTGCGCAAAAGCCGCGAAAGCAGAAAAAAGTATAATGGTGAGGAATAATAGCTTTTTCATGGTATAAAAGTAAATAAATTATTTACTGTTTTTAAATTATTTGCTTGTAACCAATATTTCTTGGTTTAAATCCTTATGTATATGTATTCGCCGGTATTGTTTGGCCGGGTTTCGCTGGTCAAGGCGGAAAAATCAACCTTATAACTTTTTGATGTCTTGCCTTGTCTTGAGCCATGGCCGCCATTGCCCGCCACATTAGAGGTAGACGCGCCTGGCATATCTGTTGTAGTGCCACCGTAAGGAAATAACACATCCGAGTTAACCCCCATGCCGTTTAAATGGGCGTGCTGCATCACGTCTTGCTGCTGGAATGTGCCGGGGCTTGCGCCAACGGCTTTCCTAAACCCGTATGCCGTCAAATCGGGCAGTGTAAATGTTGTGGAACCATCACCATTGCCAAAAAAAGCCTTGTTAATATAATTGCCGCTTCCGTCTTGGTTGCCCCAAATTGATTGTGCAATCAGCTGGGCACTTCCCGATATTTTTGCCCACAACCTGGCATAAGTTGTGCGCGAAACGGTTTGCCCGTTGGCTAATAAGGCATTTAGTTCATTCGGAAAATCGCTGGCAAACTTGCGGCCCACTTCATCCACCCCTATACTGCAATAATCCACCTGCCATTTACTGTTGGCTTTAAACAACTTTAGCTGCTCATTTTGCCCCAGCACGACACTGGCCACAGTGCCATTGCGTTGTATAAGGTCGCTACCGCTGGCAACTATACCCACATTGATATGCGAACCGCCCGCACTGTAGAAATACATCACGTCATAATCCGTCATAGTGCTGAGCGGTGGCAAGGTGGCGGCAAAATAAGCGGATGCCCCTTGTAGATAAATAGCTTTGTTTTTATAGCTGTTATCCAAAGATGTGTTGGCGGTAAGTGTTACCCCGGATGATATTAAAGCAGGCTGCGGGGGTGCTGTTTGTGCGCTTTGTGGGAAAAAATGCAAGATAAACACTTGCCCTGCTTGAAAGGTTTCGCCATCAGTAAGTGTAAAGTTATTATAGCTATCCAAAGAATACTCCGCGTTAGCATCGGGCGGCGCAATCATGGTGCCAGTGCCTCTGTTTTCAAGGCTATAATACCAGCCCGCTAATGAATTGGAAGGGTCGGTATATTTGGTGCCGCCAATATCAATACCGGTGTCGCGTCCGGCCATCAGCACCAAATCAGCCCGTAAGGCAATGGTATTGCTTAAAGCGGTAAAAGTGCCACTGTTACGAACTATACCGCTGGCGGTACCGTCGGTGCTTTCCCACAGCTTCACAATATAGGCCACGCCATAGGTAAGCCCGTCAAACTCTATTTGTATAGGGTCGCCGTACGGCTTTGACGGAATGACTGTTTGAAGCAGTACTGTAGGGGCGGAGGCCGCATAAAGGGCCACCACAAACTGATTGCTGCTTACATCTAAGGTAGCCTGTATGGATAAGTTTACTTTCATGGCTAATTACTTACTTCAAGGTTAATAATATTAGAATTGTCGGTCTCGCTATCGTTGTTCACATTGGGGCCAAAGTAGTTTGCATCTGTGGTGATTAGCATGGTGCTACCACTTGCTGCGCCGCTTGCGGTTACAACAATGCCGTCAATGTCTTTAGCTTGCCGTATTTCTGTTTTCAAATACTTTTTAGGGCTGCCCTCTAAAAATGTTAATTCCCATTCTGCCCCATCGTTTAAAGTGTATTGCTTCCCTTCAATCATAACCGTGTCAAGCATCATGATCCGGTTGATTTTTTTTGCAATGTAATCAGGCACACCATCGGCTAAGCCTATCCAAAGCTCATCCACTTCATACGGAAAGGCATTTAATAGGGTGATGTCTTCAGGCTGGTCAATATAAAATGCCGCTTTGAATTTTGGTTTCATTTTATTGTCAATAAAACCCAATGTGCGTAAAGAAAATGTTTCGCCGTTTTCAAAAATGGCGCTCAGCTTATTGGAGCTGTTGGAATATTCAAATAAAATGGTGTTTGGCCAATCGGATTGTACATTCAGCCCTTCACTAATCATAGAAGCGGTGGCGCCGCCTGTTCCGGCTGTTACCGTCATGTAATACCCTCCGGCCGTAAGCCCTGAAATGTTAATATAGCCCTCCCACAAGTAATAAGGCGTGGAATTAGTAGCTACCAAAGAAAGGGTTGTGCTGCTTATTAATACGCCTTGGTCATTCAGTATATTAACGGCAACAGGCGCAAGCCCATTGGTAAAAAATTGTAGAAAAACAATATCGTTTGTTTGCAGCGGGTTAAAGTAGCCCGTTTGATTAACCCATTTACTAATTTGCTCACTATACCAAAACAAATCACGGTCTTTGGTGTGGTACTTAGCCCCCAGCACTTGCCCGGCTGGTACAAATTGTATGGGTGAAGTAAACGCACACCATATTGAGTTAGGTGCCATAATTAAGTTATTTAAGCCGTCAATTTTTAAATCAACCAAATCACTCAGGTTGACGGCGGGTGATAGCAATAGTTTCCATGTTTGGCTTTCATTTAGTGCCGGCCGCTGCTTTACGTCAATGGGGAAGCCGTACAGTTGTTTGCCGCCGTAGGTAAAAGAAATATGCGCATTGGCTGCCTCGGCCATTAAAGAGCTAAAATTTATAGGCACCTGCGTTTCAAACTCCACATAATAAGGGTAAGCCAATGGCTGCCCAAATGATTGAACCAACACGTCGGCATTTTCGCGGTAGTTAATATTTTGGTAGGTGGTTTCTAAATATTGGTTTTTGGTAAGGGTGAGAAACTGCAAAGACTGGCCCACCTGGTTAAAAATACCCATGGCTATCCGCCCCGCCCATTTCATTAGTAAGCGTTTAGGCGTTAAATCCTCAATATTGTACGGTGCGCCGGGGCCTGTTGTGATAGGGGTATTGCTGTTGGGTAAATTTCCCAATAAGGCAGGGATGCCCGTAATAAAATCATACTGCACCCGTTTGAGCGCATAGGCCTTGATTGTTTTGGACGTAAAGGTTAAAGTGGCATTAGCAATGCCTGCATTCAGTACTTCTGTAGAAGCAACTACAAAAATAATGTCGCCAATCGCAAAATCTTTGCTATATGCCAATTGCACATTTTGCAGGCTGGCCGTGTTGGGGACGGTAACACTTTCCACCACAACCCCGTTAACAAAAAGCCTGAGTGTTACGTGCTGCAGGCTGCCCGTTTGCATGGCCACGGAAAACAAAGAGGATATATCAAATGAAGCATTAATAAGCAGGCTATCAAACAGGAAATATTGAAAACCGTAACTAACCACGGGCTGGATGGCAGGGTTAGGCTCCGGGTTGGTTGGGTTAACTATGGGCATGGCCAACATTTGCACGGCGGTACCGGTGTCTATGTTTATCACGCCGCCACTATCCGCCGTCCAATAACTACCTGCGCTTCCTAATGCAAGATTGCAGGTAAGGTCGGATATAGAACCGTTGAGGCTCATGGATGCCGTGGCATAGATGCTATCACCCTCGCTGAATAACCCCGTTAAATCATATTCAACACCTGTGCCGCTATTGGTGGCCGTTCCGGTCGTTACCGTGTTTACCGTGTTGCTTCCTATTTTGGTGGCCGGGGCATTGGCCGTGGTAACGCTGGTAAGCACACACACACCCTTTACAAAAAGCTTTATGGTGATGGTATCCGCTGGCAGCTTGGTAACGCTGTTATAAGGTAAGCCGTTTAGGTTGCCGGAAAATACAAACTTTAGGGGGATGGTAGCTGAATAGCCAGGGTAACAAAAAACAAAAATAGAAGGGTCGTTAAACATGCCAAAATAACTACCAATCAAGTTTTGGTAATTGATACTCTGCATGCTCCTGTTGGATAATAGCGCAATATTACCGTTGGCAGCGTTCAGCGGGTCGGTTATGCCGTTGCCTGCATACGTTGCCTGCTCAAAGTCATATATAAAGCTGTTAGGGTCTGTGTTGATAATAAAAACATCATTATCACCGCTGTTACGGGTGGTTGAAGTGTCGGCAATATCCGCCCGTAAGCGTTCAATGCCGTAAGGGTCGGCTCTATAGGGGCTGATAATCTCTAACGGCTTTTGAAGTGTTTTAATAGGTGCCACCCATTCGGCGGTAGTATTATACTCATACTTTCCGGCCTTTTGGTCGTACGATTGCGAACGGTACCCGATTTTGAGACCATTAAACATATATTCCTCTGCCAAATATATTTTCAACTTAGAAGCTTCGCCGATATCAAACTGGTTTGCCTCCGTGTTAAATACATACCCCAGCTGCTCTAAGAATATTGCTTCCCCCAAACTATCTAACTGTTGGTTGCCCAATGAAGCACACAGCACGGTTGACATGGCCGTGTAAAAATCTTTAAGGTTGGTCTTTATCGCCGGGCCGTAAGCAATGGTGAGTTTATTACTTGGCTGCTGGCTATTGGTTTGGTAGCTATGAAAATATTGTTGGTAGTTGGCATCGCCGCTCGCACGGATGGCATCGCCGCTGGTAATAACCAAGTTAAGGTTATTTTGCAAAAGCTGGCTGTTAGGCTGGTAGCTAAATACTTGGTCGGTGGTGCTGGCAGCAAGGCAGATGTTTTTAACCAATAGCCTGAATAAGTCCCACGCCGTTACCCCCCAAACAGTTGTTTGTTGAGCTTGTGAAGAAAACGTAAAGCTAAAAGCACCATTAGTAACAGCCATCGGGTGGCGCGTGTTGGTATGGACCAGTGTAAAAAATGCCTTTTCATTGGCGGCTAAATCAAAGGTTTTATCAAATGATATTATTTGGGGGCCTTTGATATAGTTGTTGTACGATAATACCACGGGCGCACGGGTGGCATCGCTCGTGTAAATAATCACGCTGCATATATCTTCTTCATCGGCATTATAGGGCCGCACATTCAATTGTCCTTTGCAACGGATGGTAGTTTTGGAGGTTTGGTAAAAAATATAGTTTCCTGCACCCCCTGCGCTGGCAATAGCCTGCGTTACTTGTGTCGCATTTACCGCCGTGGCAGTAGCATCGTTATGCACCACCCCGTAATTGTCCCCCGTGTTTTCAGAAAAGAAGATTGGCAAAAACCATGCATCGGAGTGCCCAGCATCGCCCGTAACCTGCATAAAAGACACCCTGTAAAAAAAGGTATCCTCCACCCGCATGCCGTCAAAGTTTACCTTAATATTTTCCGGGATACTGCCATCAACCGGTATTTCAAAATTCATCGTTTCGTAAGCCTTCAACAGCTGCACGATGCCGCCCTCCATGCCGTTCAACTCCATGCCCTCGTTGATGATGTCTTTAAATTTAGTAAGGTCAAGCTGGCACTTGTTATACAGCGTGTATTGCGGTTTGGTTGCAGTAAACGGGTTGTACTTAAGGGTGATGAGCGTTAACGGTGTTTCAATGCCCCGCTGCGTGTATAAAAACTGCTTTACAATTTGGTAAGCATCCTTAACAAGCTTCAACGGGGTGGAATAGCTGCGGTTTAAGCCATAGTACACCATATTACGGCCAAAACCAAGCTCAATATTCATCCAGCCGTCCGGCGCGGCCTTAAGGTTTACATCAATGCCACTTTGAATAGAGGCTTTTTGCACATTGCCGTTGTTATCCACATACCAGCATAAGCCCGTGGCCGTTTCCGCAAGAAAGAATATAAAAGGTTTGTTTTGCAATGGGTGTTATTATGTGGTAAAAGTAAATATTTTATTTACTATAATCCCTATTCCTTTACCGACCGACGTATGTAGTCATTCCAATTGCCATCCGCTTTAAAAATAACCGTAGGGGGCTTTTGCTTTTCTACCAGTTTCGTTAAAAGCCTGTTGTTTTGCTTCAATGCCCCGTTAATTTGTTTTAACTCGGTGTTGTCGTGTTTTTCAACAGTAAAATGGTCGGCCATGGAACGCACAAGGGCAATATTCATCAGGTCGTTGATGGTATTTTCGTTGATAGGGGTAACTTTTGAACCTGCTGCCAAATCGGGCAACAACATGGCTTTATCCGCTATGAACGTGCCACCCGGCGTTTGTACCAGTTCTTTAAACTGCCCTTCGCCCACAATAGCAGGGCCGCCCGGGTGAAAGTCGGTACCATC